GTGATAGTGATTGTACAGTGTTTAAATTGACGGGGTCAATATGGCATTGAATCGGTCAGACCCAACCCGCTCAATGAGGGCATCGATCTGGGCTTGGGCGAGGCCTCGAATTTCCTTGAGGGTCATGCCCTTGCTGGCAACTGGCATCCCTTTGAATTGCCCCAGAACATGCAAGACCTTGCCGCCAGAGCGGGGGTCAGACACGGCCCAGAAGCCGAGGCTGTCCCGGTGCAGGTGGAGGGTGTGGGTCACGGTCCCTGCGTGGCAGACCAGCAGGTGAGACTTGACGGTTTCGATTTCGGAGCCGTCTTTGCGGCGCAGGGTGATGGTAGGCATGGTGGTTCCTTTCAGGTGTTTAAACGGATTGCACTCCAATGCCCGGCAGGGCATCAGGCTGAAATCAGGGGCGGGTGCAGACGCCCTCATTGATGAGGTGTTGCGCTTGACGGCCAAACCAGCCTTGCAGTTGCCATGCAAGGCCAGTGTTGATCAGGGTCTGCCATGCCTGAATGACTTGGTCTTCTGACTCGGCTTCAATAAACCCTTCGGCTATGCCGACTGCATCAAATGTGTTCATGGTTGGTCTCCAGTGTGTGAATCAGATGGCGTTCAAGATGTCTCGGATGGTCACGCCAGTGGCGGTTTTGACGATGGTCTCGGGCCACTCACCAAGGGGCAGGGCGGTCAGCTTTTCCAGCATCAAGTCGATGTTGTCTTGAGAGCGCAGGACACGGGCCACGCATTGGGCTTGCTGGTGGGTGACCATTGCACGGGTGAGCACCTCCCAGTTGGTGCTGGAGGGGTTTTTGTTGAAGTTCTTCTGCGCCGCTTTGAGGCTGGACAGGGCGAAGTCTTGAACATAGGACAGGGTGATTTGCATGATGGGTCTCCAAGGTGTGCGACATTGCACTGATATGCCCAGAGGGCATACCGCTGAAATGTCAGGCGTAGGAATCGGCAACCAGCAGACGGGCCAACAAGACAGCGTCTTGCGGGGCCAGCAACATGGATGCGAAGGGGTGCTTGCGGTCATAGGCCAGCACGGCGAGGGCGTTGGCATCGGTGGGGTTGGTGCGGTAACGGTCGATGAGTTTTTGCATGATGGTCTCGGGTAAGTGCAAGATGGCACTGCAATGCACACAGCATGTGCATCACGTTGGCATCTCATGGGGGATGGTTTATCTAGCGTCACGGTGGACAGCTACAGGGCTGAACCCTGTCTGACTTGCTCCCAAGCTTCCCTTGGGTTTCGCCTCAGACCGACCTTATCGTGGGCCGTTCACATCACTATTGCTAGTGCATGGACGAATCATATCACTAGTGTGTAAACACCTGTCAATACATATCCGAGTAAATCGTAGGGGTATTGGTTCGAGGGCCAGTGATGGGTACTCCAGATGCATAGGTGAGCAGAGGGGCAGACACTGGGAATCAGCGCTCTTATTAGTAGGAAACCAACGCTCTGGGAGGGATGCAATGGGAGGGTCTACAAGGCCCTGAAGGGGTATCAGGCGGGGTAAGTATGGGTGGGTTTAAACGGACGCCAGCAACGCCAGTGTGCAATGAAAAAGTTAACAGAAACTTATCCACAGTATCCGCAGGTGGTTGTGGATAACTCGGGTTATGCACAGGGTGTTGTGGATTGTGGGGATAACTTGTGTAGTACCAAATCATTGCACCCAAGGTTTAAACGGGTGATCTGCGGTGGGCTGGTACATGGGTAGCGTGGACATGTGATCGGGCCTCTGGTAGCATCCGGCGACAGAACGGTGCTGTGCAAACACACAGGCTGGATGAAACCACAGGAGCGAAACCATGAGCGAAACAGGAAAGCCCGGTCGGGCAAGCAAAGATGAGTTGTTGGCGGCACTGGAAGCGGCACACATGCCGGGGGATGAATGGCAGGAGGAAGACCCCGAGATCAGCGAAGCGGAACGGTTAGCCGCTCACGCAGAACCCCCAGTCATAAGGGTAGACGGAAAGCCGAGAGGGACAGAGGAATACAAGAGAGTCCACCCACTGACACCAAGTGCAATGGAGTTTGCAAAGGGCATGATCGCTGGCAAGACAATGAGACAAGCCTACAGAGATGCATACCCCAACGCCAAAGGATCAGACCAAGTAATCACATCAGCCGCATACAGACTGAGCAGAGATGAACGCATCCAGAAGGCACTGCAGGAAGCTTGGGGAGAGACCATCGAAGTGCTGGCGGAGGATACAGCGGCGACCAAACGATATGTGATGAAGGAGTTGTTGGCACTCACCAAAGGAGGCAAGCAGGAAGGCTCTCGGTTGAAAGCACTGGAATTGATGGGAAGAGCCGCAGGAATGTTCCAACACAGCACTGAAGCAGTGGCAGAGAAGCCCACAGCAGAGCAGTTGAGGAAGGAACTCTCAGGCCACTTGAAGTTGTTGGACAACGTGAAGCCACTGAAGGCGAAGGTCAAGGCGTAGAGAGAGCCTGTAGAGAGAGGAACGGTCATCAGCGCAGGGGGACAGCGTGTAAACGCATGGCGTGTGGGAAACGCTGGGATGGCGAACCCACCGTACCCCCACCAGCCTTTATGTGGCCACGCGGCCCCGCTCCCGCTTACGCTCTAATCCACACAACCAAAAACATTTCTCCAGATACCACCCCCATCATTGCCAAATCGCCACCCCCCGGGGGTATATATATTTTTTGAAAAGGCCTTGCGAACGTTCGTTTGAGCGTTTAAACTCTCGCCATGTTGAATGAAAAGCATCAATTGGTTCTGGACTTCATCCGTGCGTATGTGCGTTTACACGGCGTTCCGCCTTCGTATTCTGTGATTGCTCGCGGGTTGGGGTTGAAGAGTAAATCCAATATTCACCGGGTGATCCATATCTTGCAGGATGAGGGATTGTTGGTGATCAAGCCCCACAAGTTCAATTCGATCAAGTTGTTGGATAAGACTGTGAAGGGGGTTGCTTCTCTATGATGACTCGTCAAGAGGTGGAGAGGTACCGGGAGTTGATTCCTCTTGTGGATGATCTTGAGAGAGCCAAGATCATGATGTTGTTGGAGTACGACAGGATTGAGAAGTGCAAAGAGTCGTTTATTTACTTTGCATCCCATATGTGGCCCGGGTTCATCTCGGGGAGACACCACCAGATCATGGCCAACGCCTTTGAGAGGGTGGCCAAGGGGGAGTTGAAGAGGCTCATCATCAATATGCCTCCTCGGCACACCAAGTCCGAGTTTGCCTCGTATCTGCTCCCGGCATGGTTTCTGGGTAAATACCCGGAAAAGAAGATCATTCAGACTGCTCACACCGCAGAACTGGCTGTTGGCTTTGGCCGTAAGGTGAGGAACTTGGTCTCCTCAGAGGCCTTCTCCCGGGTGTTTGACACCACCCTCTCCTCTGACTCCAAGGCAGCGGGTCGATGGAACACGGGAGCCGGGGGCGACTACTTTGCTATTGGTGTTGGTGGTGCGGTTACCGGTAAGGGTGCGGACCTGTTGATCATTGACGACCCGCATTCGGAGCAAGAGGCCAAGCAGGGCAACCCCGCAGTCTTTGATGGGGTGTATGAGTGGTATACATCCGGCCCTCGCCAGCGTCTTCAGCCCGGTGGGGCCATCATTATTGTGATGACGCGCTGGTCAAAGAGAGATTTGACTGGGCAGATTCTCAAAAACTCGGAAAAAGACGGCGTAAATGAGTGGGAGGTCATTGAATTCCCCGCAATTTTGCCGTCTGGGACCCCTTTGTGGCCCGGATTTTGGAAGAAAGAGGAACTCGAGGCCATCAAGGCTGAAATTCCGGTCGCCAAATGGGAGGCGCAGTACCAACAGAACCCCACATCCGAGGGTAATGCGATCATCAAGCGCAACCAGTGGCGGATTTGGGAGTCGGAGAACCCTCCGCCCTGTGAATACATCATCCAAAGCTGGGACACGGCCTTTGAAAAATCAAATCGGGCCGACTATTCCGCTTGTACAACGTGGGGTGTGTTCCAACATCCCGATGAGCAGGGCAATTACAAGCCCAACATCATCTGTTTGGACGCGTTTAAACTGAGGATGGAGTTCCCTGAACTCAAACAAAAAGCCTTGGAGCTTTACAAGGAATGGGAGCCGGACACCCTGATTGTGGAAAAGAAAGCCGCAGGCGCTCCTCTTATCTATGAACTCAGGCAGATGGGAATTCCGCTTTCGGAGTACACACCGGGCAAAGGAAGCGATAAGATTGCGCGTGTAAACGCAATTTCCGACCTTTTCGCCTCGGGAGTGGTGTGGTGCCCTGAAACAAGATGGGCAGATGAGTTGATGGAAGAGTTGGCTGCTTTCCCAAACGGGGACCATGACGACCTTGTTGACTCCTCAAGCCAAGCACTGCTTCGGTTCCGAAGGGGTGGATTTATCAGTCTTGAATCTGACGAAAAAGACGATACCCCGTACACCCGCCGCAGGGCAGCGTACTACTGACGAAAGTTAATATGGCCACGAACATTGACAAAGCACTCTTCCAACAACCCGAAGGCATTGATGCCGCAGCGCAGGTGGAGGAGCCAATTGAGATTGAGATCATCGATCCCGAGGCCGTAAACATCCACATGGATGGGCTCGACATTTCCATTGAGAAGGGTGAGCCCAGCATCGATGACTTTGATTGCAACTTGGCCGAGTACCTCCCAGAAAGCTCCATCACATCGATGATTAGCGATCTGGACAGCGACATCGACAATGACCGCAACTCCCGCAAGGAGTGGGAAAAGGCCTACGTCACCGGCTTGAAGCTTCTTGGTCTTCAAATTGAAGAGCGCACCGAGCCATGGGATGGCG